TGGGATGGTGCCGCTTGATACCTCTGATAAGATTCCGTCCTTGCGACCTATGCCGGTAGGATCGTGATATACACCGTTTTGATCGTCAGTAAGCAGTCCACCGAGCGTTTCTAGGCGCTCCATAATTCCAGGAACGTTCCCAAGGCAATTTATGTTTTCAGCTCTTTTGCGCTTTTGCCATGGTGTTTTGCGCTTAGCTCTGCCGCTATTGCCCCACTCTTTTGACTTCGACTTAAACGGTGGGTTCGCTCCATCGTATTGCATGGCGGGAGTTACTCCGAAAGCTTTTCGTCAATTGCCTTTTGCACCTGCTCGATTCCATCGCGTAGTCCAGCTACCAGATCAAGCCCAGTTTTCAGCATATCAGCATCGTCAGTAAGCTCTACCCAAAGAAGCATCTCTTTGATTAGCTCTTCCGCTTCTTCGGTACCATCATTCTCAAACAATACATCAATAACAGACTCAGTGAACGTCATGTTCATTTCATCGCTAGGCATGGCTACCTCTGGATCGAGATCGACCTCAGTCGTTGTTATTGGCTCGGGTGAATCGGCCCCCTCGTCCTCTATTAGCAGTTCACCAATCTTGTCTAATCTTTCTGCTGTATTCATCTTTTTTCCCCAATAGGCATCAGCCTACGATATCGCCCAAATCCGCATCGTCCTCGTCGTAAATGGGAATTCCGGCATCTTCAAGTTCGTCAGGATCAACCGTAACAAGTTCGTTCTCGGCGTACTCGTTGAATTGCCCCTGATCTTCGTCTTCGTCTTCGTCTTCATACTGATCACCATCCATATCATCTTCATAGATGACCTGGATACCGGCAGCATCTAGGGCGTCAATATCGGCCTGGATGATCCAGCCCTCCTCGATGGTAGCAATGTCCATGAAATCCTCCTGTGAAACCCCCAATTTGGCTAGTATTCACCTAGACCAAAGTCAAGTGATTGTCTAAGCGCGCTCTTGACCCTTACGCTTTTTCCATCCCTTGGCTACGCCTTTTCGGACCGAACCGCGAGCAGCGGTGGAACGTCGCACGTCTTTGGGGATATCAACCATTTTGCCATTCTTCTTTACCTGCGGGCGCTTGGTGGCGATGAACACGGGACCGCCAGTGAATTTTGAATTCACAAAATATCCCTCAACACCCTTGCTCTGTTTTTTGCCCTGTAGCGGCAAATAACCACCTTTTTTTGTCTTTACCGATTTGGTGCCACCAGGGAGCCGCCTGGTCGGGCCATCGTATACCCAATTGCGTTCGGCCAGCATTTCGGCCTCGGCGATAATTTCTCCAAGCTCTTCAAGTCTTTCAAGCAGGTCCATTTTGCTATCTCCCATTGAACCAGGCTAGCCCGGTTTGTTCGTGCGCAAGCAGCGCCTGTTATCCTATGATAACCGCTGGTGGCGGCATCAGTTCCATTATCTTTCGATCTAATATCTCAAATTTGCTCTCGGCCTCCCTAAGCAAATCAGAACCGTCAAGCTGTACGTTGCCCTGCGCAGCAGGCAATCCACCAGTGTACTTGCCGCGAATCCTTCCGAGCGTATAAGCAGCTTCAGCTAACGCCCTTTCGCGGATTAAATACGCATCGGCCGTTGGCACCTGTGGCAAATACTCTTTTTTGAATGGTGTCTCGTACAAATAAATCGCTGTGCCGCTATAGTTCGGCATCGGAGCGCCGGGAGTGATAATTAGGCTTTTCGTTTTCTCGTTGAAAAACCAATCTCGATCAGCCGACAAAACATGCGCAGTAGTTTTGCGCGTTTGCATCCATTGCACTAAGCCAGCGTAAAATCCGCCCTGGGCGTCCCCCGACATATCATCGCCATAAGGATAGCCCTCAACGTCAAGAAACCCGGGCCACGCGCCGGTAACGTCAAGATTCGGATCGAGCGGAAACCAAATCTTGGTAATGTCTACGACCTCCGGCAGTAATGCCGATAAATCATAAGCCTGCTGACCGGATACAATCTGAAAACTGTTCTGAAGGTACCACCCGCGATACGACGCCCACCATAGAAAAGCATCCTCAAGCGAACTGTCGATCTGCGCGTCGTTTAGCTCAACGCACACAATAGGCTCACCCAACTTACTGCGAACCCAGCGACGAACAGTGCGTATGTCAAGAATGTTGTTTGGCATCGTTTACGCGGTAATCAATCAGATGTAACCAAGCACCAATAGCCAAGACGGCGAATCGTCAGACCCTGTTCCGTCTGGCTCAGTGCGTTCTCCACTTGGGGTAATACCCACCCCGTTTTCCATCATTTTCTCAAGAGCCTTGATGGTCGGCGGTTTGCTCATCCCAGTGACATATACATGCAACCTGGTGATTGCCATCTTCACAGGTTCTCTTCGCCCAGGTACGCGAATATGTGCCATCCGTGTACTGTTGGACTGACTAGGACTTAGAAACTCTACCGTTACACTGGTGCCCTTATTGAACACCTCGCCGGTCTTGAGTTTCAAATCCTTTTTTAGCTTCTTGTTAGTCGCCTCGCTCAGCAAGGACGATTCAACGCAAATGCCTTCAATGATAGCGAAGCCAGTTGACTCTCCAAACATTGGACACGATCCAGCAGACGCCATCTTCCCACGAACGTAATCAATCCCCAGGTCTGTCATCCTTACGCACCAACCCATGCTGTTTGCGATGTTTGAATCTACGTCGTTTGACCACTCAGCAACCACAAGTCCATATTGAGCCAGTGCCTCAACAGTAAAGCGGCCCACGCCGGGAGCACCAATTGGAACAGGTAACCGATAGCCACGGCTCTGATCGGCAATCGCTAACATGGTGTCGTGTTCGGAAGGATTGAGCATGGTGCTACTCCCCTACAAGTTCTTTTGCTCCCCTGACGATCTTGCGGGCCTGGCCAAGCGTTACTCGCCCGCCTTCGGCCTTTAGAGCGTTCATAAGAGCAGTTGGATCAGCAAGAGCCACATCCTCTACGGTACCATACCCAGCCTCACCAAGCAAAGAGGCCCTGCTCTCGCCAACCCCAGCAATGTCAATCAGCCCAACGTTGCCGCCGTCTGCCACTGGATCAATCACCAGCTCTGGTTCCGGCTCGGGTTCCAGCTCGGGTTCCAGCTCTGGTTCCAGCTCGGGTTCCAGCTCGGGTTCCAGCTCGGGTTCCGGCTTGGGTTCCAGCTCGGGTTCCGGCTTGGCAGCTAGCTTGGGCGCAACCGTTCCCGCTGGTACGTCTGGATGCTTATCCGCGCTCGGCGGATTGGTGCTAAACGTCTTGATCGCAGGTGGCTTCGGTGCAGCACTGGCGGGGCCAGGAGCCCCATGTGTTACATTGTCCTCCACGCCTGCATATACCAACGATTGCGGAATACCAGGGAACATGGGCCGAGACCACTGCTCCCATTGCTCTCCAGTCACAATGGTATCAGCATCAAAATTAACACCGTTAATACAGATGCCGCCTTTGATAGATGGATTTTTCCTATATTTTCGCATGTCCCTTGCTCCGTGCAATCATTTCAATTCCGGCGTCTTTGCGACCGCTTATACGGCCGAGGACTACGGGGTTACGGTAAAGTCAACGGAATCAATGTCACTTGTGTCCATTGGACGCAAGTTGGTCGGGTCTGCCCATGCTTTTAGGTAAACTGTTTGGTCTGCTGCCACAGAAATAGTAGCAGTAACCGAAACAACACCAGCAGCAGGCGAAACATTGATTGCGTTCGTGCCAGTGCCCGAATTGATCGTGCCCGTGGCAGCGGTGCCAAGCGTTGCGGTCGTTGACGGAACCGTGCAGGCCGCATCATCAAATATGCCCAGATACATCTTGATGGTAGTGCTAAACGCGCTACCGTACATGTCCAAGATATCAAACCCGCAAGCAAGTACCGTGGCGGCGTCAGCGGCCGGGTCCGCAGGCGACTTCATTACGCAATGAAGCGGCGGCAGATCGGCAGATTCCAACTCATTACTAACAATAACGTCGTCGGAAGAATACTGCTCCACCATTTGCATGTACTCAGCAATAGTGCGACTAGCAAGCTCAATGCTGCCACCCACTGCTACCGAAACCTCTCCGGGAGCGGCCACTGGGACGCTACCGTTGTTCACGATGGTAATCTTCATGTTTTCCCTCTCAAGTAGCAGGTTGGATGATTCGGGAGGGGGCGACTAGCGCCGCCCCTCTCCCTGGGTCAACCGTGCTACGGCGTGTTGGTGACGTTCACAAGCCCGTAGAAATTAGTGTTCAAGAGCTTCGTGGCGTACCGGGTACGCAGTCCCTTCCGAGCCTGGAAATTAGCCGGGTCAAGGAAGGTGCTTGTTACTTGCAGCGGCACGTATGGTGCATAAGTGTAACCGCTGTCGAGGAACGTGGTCCCCTTGAGACCTACGAGTGCTTTCCCAGCCGGGAAATAGGGGTCCACGATGATCTTCCAGCGATTCTGCAAGGTGCCACTGGTGTAAATGCCGTATCCACTGGGCGCTTGGGGCAACGGGAAGTCAGGCCGACCGCCCGTTCCCATCCCGGCAGACGATTGCATTGGTGCATTGTTGCCCAATATTCCATGGAAATCGCCGTGCCGAGATAGGGCACTAATTACAGTGTTCACGTCAGGGGCACAAACGACAAAGTTTCCAGGGCCGCGCTTGGTGCGGGTGTGGATAGTGGTCGCCACTTTGTCGAACTGAGTGATGATTCCAGAGTAATGCTCAACCGGACTGCGGCCAGCAGGAACAGTAGCATTGAAAGTTCCGATATTGGTACCGGCACTCGCGGCGACATATAGGTCTTGCACGATCTCACGGTCGATCTCAAGTGCGACCTCAGAAGCCAGGCCACCAACCAACTCGCCTTCAATGTCCATGCCCAGCATCGCCCGAAGATCGTCAGCGGACTCGGCAGACCAAAGAGCCTTGATTTTGCGGCTCCAAGCCTGAACCGGCTGTAAGCTGATCTCAACGTTCATCTCAGGAACGTTGGCAGATGCAGATTCCATATTGAAAAAGTAGTTGGCGTAAAGAGGCGCGGCACTGTCAAGGTTGCCCGAGAAAGTGATGCTGTAAGCACCCGTTGCATAAACAACGGTAGACGCCCCACCAGTGTCGCCGGTAAGCGTGCCGGAGCCGTCAGCATCGTAAATGCGCACCGCCGCAGCGGAAACCAAAGAGGTAAACTCAATGCCAGCCTGGCCAAAGGCATCGTAAGGCTTAACGGGTAGCCAAGCCAGTGTACCAGCATAAGCAGCGGTGCCGCCGTTGCCGGTTGCGATCAATTCGTTCCAAACGCGCTCGCTGGAATAGAACCGATCAAAGTTCTCGATCATGTTGTCGCCAGCAGTGATCGTTCCCTTGGTGGTACCGTACTTGTACTCCCAGAAAAACACACCGCCAATGGGGGCGCTCATGGGCTGTACCGACACAAGGCCGTTAGCAAACAGATTGGCCCACACGCGACGTACCAGCGGGAATACGAACTTGACGTAATCTGGAATGGCAGCAGCGGTCGTTGCTTCTGTTAGAACCCCAGTTTTGCGCATCTCGTCTTTAAGGTGCGACATCTGGTTTTCAAACAGGCGCGACATTGTACGCCGTTCC